ACTCCAATACTCCACCAGATGCAATACCGGTCATAGAAACGCCGATAAGGGCATCTCTTTCCGTTGTACGCTTCCAGATAGGTCTTAGGTAGTGAAAGTCAGTATAAGACGCCTGAAGGGTCCCTATGAAGCTTGCAGCCTTTGATCTGAGGTTTAGTTCCTCTTGGGTTGTCACATCTGATACATTTATCTCTACCAAATTGCAGAACTGGAAAGGTCGGAGGCCAATTTCACAACATGGGTTACAGCCCCACTCTTTATCGTTTGACAAATAGAATCCGGGCTCTCCCGAACGAGACTCTTCAACGCGCTTCCATATTTCCATAAAAGATTTTCTATTAATCTTGTGCCTCATGAGAACTACGGAATTATTTGCTCTTCCTCTTTGCGGGTTGAGTTCCCACCATGCACCTGTCTTTGCACTAAGCATGTCTTCGTCGTCAGCAGAAAACAAAGAAATAAGAGCGGCACGGCGAATACCTCCAGCGAGAACCGCATCCGCAATGTAGCAGATGATATCATGCACCTCAATAGGAGTGAGTTTGTCACCACTTTCTTTAGCATCTAAAATTCCCTCTACTTTTACAAGACATTCTTTAAGCGGCTGTGGGCCCGGAGCTTTACCGCCGGATGTAACTAGTCTAGCTCCCTTCGGACGGATGTCTGAGAAATCAAATCGTAACTTTGATGTACCTTTAAAGTAGGATGACATCAGAGCCTTCACTGAGTCTGCCCATCCTTCGATAGAATCTCCGATGAGAAACCTTCTTGTTCTTTTCGTCGATGGCCGTCTTATTTCAGGCAAGCTTTCAACGTGATGCCTCTGTACAGAGTATCCTACACCGGTTCCACCAAGAAGCAAAAACATAATTTCACCAAACACTCGTGGGTCGTCTGCCGGAGCATAAGCGCAGTTAAAGATACGATTCGGGGAAACCTCGATTGGCTTACCTCCGAATTGCATTGACCGCATTGATGGCAAAACCTTCTTCTGTCTTACCAACTCATAGGTTTCTACAATCTCCTCTTTAAGGTGAGGAAACTTTTTTAAATGCATGTTCATGTTACGATCAACTAATTCATCCCAGTTCTCTCGCCTGTTTTGTTTGTCAATAAACTTTGCATATTTCATGTGGACTGTAATGTCCGACAAAATCTTTTTTTCTAAATCCATTCTTGTGCTCCTATTTCGATTTAATATCTTGTATATATTTTTCTTGTAAAATGCGGTGTTGCGTCGCTGTGGTCATCATACCTTCTGCGGACTCATCTCTATCTAAAATTTCAATGCTAACATCGGACCAGTCAACGCGAGCGTCAAAAACAAGGCCATCAGGCCCATTTCTGTTTTTCGCAATAAAGATGCGTCCTTTGTTTGCTTGCTTATCCTGTACTGTTCTTGACAAAGAAAAGATAAAGTCAGCAACAAAGCATTTGTTGAACGCCTCTGAGATAGATTCCATTGTAATAACTTCTGCATTGAGACCTCCACGGTTTGTCTGAGATGCTGTCCAGCAGGGAATCTCATAAGTTTGAGCAAGACCACGCAGACCTTCATAGGTCTCCTCCAACTCATGCCTCTTCTCGCCTGTTGCCCGAGGAGGGCGCAGTAAGTCGGCATAGTCGACCAAGATTATATCTGGTTCAATACCTCGCTTCCGTAATTTCTCAATATGATTCTTAAGGGTTGATACAGAAGCAGACTTGGTTGGGTACTCTTTGATAATTAGAGTTCCCTCAAGGTCTTTCACTTTGTTAACAATTTCTTTTTTTCTTTCTTTGTGTTCTTGTAAAGGAACATCAGTAATACAGCAATCAAAGCGTTGACCAACAACAGTATCTTTTAGTTCCAACGTATAGTAGACAACAGTCTTTCCTTTAAGCAACGCTTGAGTAGCGAGATGAACGAGAACCATAGACTTACCAGCGCCAGTTGGAGCGACAACGACTCCCAACTCGGACTTTCCAAGGCCGCCCTTGACGATCTCATCCATTCTTGGCCAACCGGTTGAGATTGGGTCTCTTGTAACGTGTTCGAAGCGCTTAAGCAAATCTTTGCGAAAATCATGGCCGAAGTTGTTGTCTGTACCAAGAACTAGGGCCTCTTTGATCACTTTCTCGATCTCTTCAAATGACGATGACTTTAACAAATTTGCAGACTGAAGCATCGCTCCTTTTAGTATCTGCTTTCTGCAAAAATCAATGGCCTTATCCTTGATGAATGGTGCCTCTTGAACACCGTCTGACCGATGGACTTTATCGAAAAAGGTTCGAACCTTGTCCCTAGTTGCCTTATCGTGATGATTCAACTCTGTTCTCAAAACAGTAATCATAATCTCTGTATTTGGATGTGTGTTGTACTTATTTCTATAATCAATCAATGCCTTTGCAAACACTTGCAAGTATTTTCTCTCAAAAAATGATACGTCTAGAACTTCTGTAACTTGATCAAAGAATGGTCGGTCTTCAAACATCAATTGGCACAAGTTTTCTTGGAAATTACCCCCAAAACGTACAAAGGTTTCTTTTTTTTCTAATTCATTCATTTGTCCTCCCAGACTTTTATTGGTTATATAAGTATAACCTGTTGAGTTCAAGTTGTCAAGTTTTTTTATCTATTTATTCTTCTGAAAACTGTTTGCAGGTCGTTGAAGTTGAGATGAACTGCATCATCGTCAGATAGCATTTGTGTAAATTTTATTCTTGAAAACGTTGGCTCAAAGTCATCAATAGCCTTGGTGATCAGCTGTCGGTTCATTGGTCTGATGTTTGGGTGTTGTAATTGCATGATTCTGTAGTTGTCTTTAATTAGCTGTTCATCTTTCTGAATGTTCTCGTGGATCTTAAGTTTCTTTCCAACCATAACACAGTCTCTTACTATGTCTCCCACTACATATTCATCTGCTCTGATGAGATATGGGAATCTTTTCGCAATAGTTTTAAGCCCAGCTCCTTTGATGCCAGGTAAATTGTCTGATGGGTCTCCAGCCATTGCTCTTGCCAAAGCGAAGTTGTTTGGATGAATCTTGAACTCCTCGATCACAGACTGTTGTGTGACAATCTTCTTTTGTATTGGTCTGTAGATTTGTACATCCGGTCTGCACAACTGAAAGAAATCTTTGTCTGAGGATATAATAGTCTTCATCCAACCATCATATCTATTGTGGTTGATCACATGAGCAATGATGTCATCTGCTTCTGTGAAGTCTGCAACAAGTTGAATTACAGGCATCTCGTTGAGATACTCCATGAGCCTAACTTGTTGATAGCCTTTGTTTGCTTCTTCTTTTTCCGGTGGTATCTCTACCATGCGTCGATTGAACCTCACAGGTTTTCTACCACCTTTGTAGTCTTTGTTCATTGAACGCTTACGTGTAGAGCCCTCATGGCCATCCCACGCGACTATGATCTCGTCAGCGACAAAGTCCCTAGAGACCTTCTGAAGGCTCTTTAGGAAGCCTATGGTGCCTCCTACAGGCCACCCTCTCTTGTCTATATGTGGGCTCACCACATAGCTCCGTAGAAACATGTTCAACGCGTCAATTATTATAACATTCTTCATTTGTCCTCCATTTTTGTTAAAATTCTTAATTCTTCGTCGTAGGTGAATATCACTCTGCCTTCCTTCATGAGATCCCAACTTTTCTTATTACATATAGATGAGCCTTTCTTAGGAAATGCTTGCTTGAATATCCAACTTCTCCTTGCCATTCCAAGACTTGGAGGGCTGAAGTTGACATAATTTGGAAACCATATGTGGTCACCTTTAAATACGCACTCAAATGTATTCTTATCTCGGTTCACTTGCTCTCCATAATTATTCTATCAATTATCTTTATTGTCTGCTCTGGACCTTTTGTGATAAATCCCAGATCTCCTGCTAATTCATAAGCTTCCTTATCATTGCCATTTGGACCACATCGATCTCCGACGAAATACACTTTGTCGTAACCTTCAAAGTTCCTAAAGGCATATGTCTTATCCCAACCTTGGGGGTATATGTCGAAAGATGTATCACCGCCCATTTTAATTACCACATTTTGCAAATCAGATGCATCGAATTCTTCTCGAGCAAATTTAAGCCACTTGTACCTAATCCAACTGTGCTTATCCCATATCTTCCAAGATGACCTGTCTGTAGGGCTTGCTTGTCGGCCTATGGGGCACCAATTAAGAGTTGAACCTCTATAGCTTATAAAGTTTCCAGTAAGTGGAAGGTGCCTGTTTGCATTGATTAGTGAGTGTTGTAAGTTTATGATGATTCTAATCAATCGGCGCCAGTTTTTCTCGCCTAATTCTTTTCTCATGTTTTCTTCATAAACTGTTTGAAAGTTGGCATTGTGAATTCTGTAATATTTTGTACCATTACAAGGCATAAAGTGGATAGCACTTATATCAACCGCAATGTGTTGGAATAAGTCATCACACTGTTCTTTTATATATTCTAAGTCTGACCCAGTGACAATTCCAATTTCAAAACCTGCCCTTTGCAGCTGTATTAGCTTGTCAGTTACCGGCCTTTTCATTGGCCGTCTTGCGGGCGTCAGTGTTCCGTCCATGTCGAATAAGACTACATTTCTCATAGTTCCTCCTAGTTGTATATGTATTATAACATATCTCGGAGGGTTTGTCAAGCTTGATTATATACTTTTTCTTCTGAATTTCTTCTTCATTAAGTTGATTAAGTCATGGTTTCCGGGTGAATCATAATAATGTCGGATATTGTATTTCTTTGCGATGGCGGAAATTTGATTGTTCACTTGAGCAAGTTGCTCATCAATCTCTTTGAGCTCTGGTGTTCGTTTTCGATCCCCTGCTCTGTTCGGGTATCTTTCATCTCTAAGTCTATCAATTTCTGCAGAAAGTTCCCTAACTAGTTCAATGTCTGCATGGAGTTGAGCAGTATCGTCTGGTGATAGATTGGATTTGATTTCATCCAAGATCATTTGCTTTAATTTTGCTTCTGTAAGTTTCATTTATACTGCTCCAATGCTTGTTCGATTGCTTGCTTTTCTTTAGATAACATAATAGCATCGGCATCTCTTAGGCCTTGTTCTGTTTTTAAAGATAGTTCGAACATAGATGGAATTGATACTCTCCCATCGGCGATGGACTTCATGGTCTTTGAACCGTATCTGGATCTTGTATAGATCCTAACTGAGTATTTTAAAGAAGAGTCGAAAATATTATACTTTACTTCAAGACTCGAGTATCCCACCGTATTTTGACGCCCTTTTTCCCAGGATCGGGCATTGTATCTTACATGCATTGTTGGCGCTTTTGTGTATTTGTTAACATCATAAAATTTGAACCCAGCAGCTTCGATCATTGCATTTAAAGATTCTTGCTCTATGTCTCTTGGGTAATTCGGATCAAAGGTTTGTTTCATTATGCCTGCCTGCTCTGGGTCAAGGCCCTGAATCTTATCAAACATTTCGTCACCAAGTTTTGATCTCAGCTCTTCATCTGGTGTTGGGATTCCAAAGTCTTGGAGCTTTGAATTCTTCAAGGCTTCCAGTATCATTTGTTTTAGTTTTGCTTCTGTGAGTTGAAATAAATTGTTCTCTTGCAGGTCTTTTCTTCTTTTCATTTTATCTTTTAGTTGTTTAATAAATTT